TTTTCTAGACCTACCCCCCTCAAAGTCAACGGGGGCGTACATTCGCCTTGCTTCTTGAACGCACAAAAACTTTTTTGCGCACGAAATTCTATTAATTAAAAGATTCAAAGTGGGGAATAGTACCCGAAATTATAAGAAATAACACACAAAAGTAGTGATTGAGATTGGAGGTGGTGATATGGCAGGCAAAGGTCGTAAATATAAGGTTTTGGAACAGTCTGAAGCTAACTTAACTAAGCAGCAACAAGAGGCAAAATACAACGCCGAAATACTTGCGAGTGACGGCTATAAGTTACTCCAATATTCACCCCCCAATAGGCTCTCTAAGGTTGCTAAAGCAGAGTGGAAAAGGATTATACCAGACCTAAAAAACTTGCCTGTACGCTCTGTGGATAGAGCTATGGTCGAACAATATTGTTTCTGGTATTCACAGTTTATTGATCTAAGTGAACAAGTTAATTCAACTGGTGATTTAGATAAGAAAATCACTCTATTAAATACTTTGGACAAGGTCTCTAAGAATATTCGGTCAGCGGCAAGTGAAATTGGCTTAACTGTGGACTCAAGAATGCGCATGAACGTGCCTAAAGAAAAAAACAAGCCTAAAACACTTGAAAATATGCTAGATGGTTAGGAGGCGATAGCATACAAAACTACATTAATAAAGTTTTAAACGGTGAATATGTCACTTGTAAAGCCACTTTAAATGCTGTTAAGCGCCACGAAAGAGACTTAGAACGAGTTAATGACGACTCATTCCCATACATATTTGATGAGAAACTAGCCAAAAGAGCTGTTAAGTTTATCGAAATGTTGCCAGACCCTAAAGGTGGCACACACAAACTAGCTGGTTTCCAGAAATTTATTATTGAAAACATCTATGGCTGGGTTAGAAAAGATAATAACGGTTTAAGACGATTCCATAAAGTGTTTGTTTCCATGGCACGTAAGCAAGGCAAGACTTTACTAATTGCCGGAATTATTTTATACGAATTCTTATTTGGTAAGAATCCAGAGCGTTCAAGACAAATATTTTGTACAGCTAATGACAAGGAACAAGCGAAAATTGCATTTGAAATGGCACGTAAACAGCTGGATCAATTGCGTGCTAAGTTTCCTGACATTAAAAAGTCTACTAAACGTGTTCGCGAGTTATTAGTTAATTTAAATGATGACTCATATGTACGTCCACTCTCTCGTGATACTGGTGCTATTGATGGATTTGAACCGCAGCTAGGAGTGCTTGATGAATATGGAGCAAGTAAGACTTCTGAAATGATGGAACTACTTGAATCAGGTCAAGGACAGTTGGATAATCCGCTAATCGTTATTATTTCCACAGCTAATTTTAATATGAATGCTCCTATGTATACTGTGGAATATCCACGAGCAAAGAAAATTCTATCTGGTGACATTATTGATGAACAGTATTTTGCGTTTATCGCTGAACAAGAAAGTATTGATGAGATTGAGAATCCTAAGAATTGGAGTAAATCAAATCCACTGTTAGAAATTAAGAGTCTTCGAAAGAAACTGTTAGATTACTTATCCAAACGCTGGGAAGTTGCTAAGCAAACTGGCGAAAAGAACGCTGTATTGGTTAAGAACTTCAATATGTGGAGGCAAGCAGAAGAAGATTCCTATTTAGATATTGAAAACTGGGAAGATACCACTGTTGATAAAAAGCCTGATATTAAAGGTAAATCCGTTTGGATTGGTGTGGATGTTGGTAAGTCATCTGATTTATTTGCAATAAGTTGGATGGTTCCTATTGACGGGAAGTGGTTTGCTGACTCCTATTCATTTGTTGGCACTAAATATGGTTTAGACGCAAAGATTAAAAAGGACCGTATGAATTATAGAAGGCTTCAAGAACTTGGTCAGTGTGAGATTACAGAGCTTGAATCAGGTGTAATTGACAATGAACGAGTATTTGAATGGCTAGAACAATTTGTTGAAGATAATGACTTAGATGTAAAAGGGATTTGTTTTGATCCTTATCAATACGGACAACTGTTAACTTTAATTGAGAAACGGCATCCTGAGTGGGAACAAGTCCAAGTTAGACAAGGAACAATGACGTTATCTGCTCCTACTAAAGAGTTTAGAGACGCGGTTATTCAAGGCGACATTACTCATTCTGATAACGTTATTCTTAAAACAGCCGTTACAAATGCAATCCTAATGTCAGATAACAACGGTGTTCGTATTGATAAGAACAAATATTCAAACAAAATTGATGCTTTAGATGCTCTATTAGATGCTTATGCAATCTGTTTTACAGAGAACATCGAAAGCTATTTAACAGATGAGTACATCATGAGTGATGATTTTGGATTTATTTAAGGAGGTTGGTATGAGATTAATTTTAAAATGGATAGCTTTGAATTTGCCACAGATACTGATTATCTGTGGTTTTTGTTTGCTCTCATTTGGATTCTTCCTATTTAGTATTCCAATCGGATTTATCACAAGTGGTATTTCTTTAATAATTTTAGCAGTTGTTGCCTATAAATCTGATTAGAAAGGAGGTGAATAAATGAGTTTTTTTAGAAGTCTCAATGATCAGCCAAAGGATTGGTTAAGAGACTATTTAGACCAAGGTATTTTACCGTCAAATAATGGATTTTCGGGAGTGGGAGCGTTAAGAAATTCTGATGTACTCACCGCTCTCTCAATTTTAGCTAGTGACGTATCACGTTTCTCACTGCTACAAATTAAAGAATCAGATGATTCAATTACTGATGATGACACGATTACCTACCTATTAAATAAGAAGATAAATAATCATATGTCAGCACACGATTGGAAATTTGCAATGATGGTCAACGCTATTTTGACCGGTAACTCGTATACAAGGATTATTCGAGATCCACAGCCTTATAGCAGAACTGCTGGTAAACCAATCGAATTAGAATTTTTTCCACCATCTCAAGTAACAATTAATTATTATGACAATCCTACTGACGGACGACACTACTACTACACGTTTAGTCCTGTGGATGGACGTCCACAATTTGACTTACAACCAGAAAACGTAATTCATTTTAAGTTTTTTACTGATGATGGAATTGTTGGCCGGTCACCGCTCTTATCACTAGGTGATGAGATGAGCTTGCAAAAATCAGGTGTTGACACACTTGGCAAATTCTTTAAAAACGGGATGAAAGGTGGAATTTTAACGCTAAGTAATTCCAAATTGAGCAAGGAATCGCGTAAGAAAGCTAGAGCTGATTTTGAATTTGCTCAAACTGATTCCGGTAACGGTCCAATTGTGGTTGATGACTCAATGAAATACCAACCTTTGGAAATTGATACAAGTGTGTTGAATTTAATCAATTCTAACAACTGGTCTACTAATCAAATTGCTAAAGCTATGAGAGTTCCAGCTTACAAGCTAGGAATTAATAATCCTAACCAGTCTATTGCACAGTTAAATGCTGGTTATATCATGTTTGACTTGCCATTTTACTTACAAGCTATCAGCAGTGAGTTTCAAATGAAACTGCTTAATGACAAGGAACGTCACGAGTTTCGCATTGAGTTTGATACACGTAAAGAGACCGCTCGTGCAGTTCAAGAATTGACTGCATTAGAGGAACACAACGTGTTAACTCCTAATGAAATTCGTGCCGAACTTGGTAAGAAGGCTGACAAGTCTAATGAATTAATGGACAAGTATCAATCAACATTGAATACGGTAGAACTCGGATTTAAGCAAGAATATCAAGAAAATAACAAAACTCAATTGAAGGGAGGTGAAAACAACGGGAAAGATAGAACTAAGAGCGACACCAACGGAAGTCAAGATTCGTAGTAATTCAGATGATTCAGAATCACGAATAATTGAAGGTTATGCCTTGAAATTTAATACAAGATCACAACCACTCATGGATGGTTATTTTGTTGAAACACTAGATAGTCGTTGTTTAGATAACACTGACATGAGCAATGTAGTTGCTACATTCAATCATGATGAGTCAAAGTTATTGGGTCGCACAGGAGTTAATTTAACACTTGAAAAAGACGATATAGGCTTGCGTTTCAAGATTGATTTACCAAACACTACACTTGCTAATGACGTACTTGAAGAAGTACGTATGGGTATTCTATCGCAATGTTCGTTTGCGTTTACAATGCCTAATGACAAAGCTGATGTTTGGGAACTCTCAAATGAAGATGATGCCGAATACAAACGGACAGTCCTAGCAATTGACAAGCTTTATGACGTAAGTGTGGTAACAACGCCAGCTTATGAGGATACAAACGTTGAAGTTGGCTCACGTTCAAAACAAGCAGTTGAGAAGCTTAAAGGTAAGTCGTTAACAAAAGTCAGAGAACTTAAACGACAAAACGCTTTAAGAAAACTGAATATTGAAGATTTGAAATAGGTCACCGATTAATTTCGGTGGCCTTTTTGAATACAAAAATTTAAAGGAGATTTTTTATGATTTTAGATGAACGAATTAAAGAATTGCGTCAAAAGATTGACGACAACAAAGAAAAAAGAACTAAGGATTCAGCCGAGGCACGTTCTATTTTAGAAAACGACAAGGCAACTGATGAACAAATTGAAC